ATACTCTGTTCGTAGATCGTTGTATATATCAACCATATCAGAGGCGTGTTCTCTAAGCTGATCCAAAGCTGCAAGGCGGCCTTCCCAATATCCTGCGTCGTGCCCATCGGCATAGCCGCATTGATATTCTTCTGTGTCTTTCATGTTCTATGTTCTCCGTTCGTTGCTCGTTTGTTAGTGTTTCACAAACTGCAATTGATAGTTTGTATTGATTGTATATATACCTTACTTGTTAATATTTTAAAAGAGATTTTATATAGTTACAGATCAAAAATAATAGACATGAAAGACTTAATTGAGATTGTGCATTTATTACAAGATAGAAATCTTACTGTAATTGCAGGAGTTACTGGGTTATCATATCAGACTGTATGGCGCATTGCACGCGGTAAGACTGATAATATAACGCTTGATACGCTTAAGAGGCTGAATGATTATTTTGATAGGGAGTGATTCTTTTTGTCAATCACAAACAACGCGCAGAATATCCCAGCTGAACTAAAAGCGTGTCAGCAGTGGATATTGTGGCGGTATGAGCGGGCGGCAAACGGACGCATGACTAAAGTGCCTTATTCTCCTGCGGGGCACAAGACCGGTTCACAGACGGCGGAATGGTCGTTTGATGCTCTAATCCAGTATATAGAGTCAGGCGATTTTTCCGGAATCGGGTTTTCTTTTAAAGAATCTGACAGGTATATAGGGATAGATTATGATTCTGAGAAGGATGCAGAAGGCAATATTATAAAACCAGTCTTAAACGACAACAAAGAAATCATCGATCCGGCTATTGCGGAGGAGGTCGCTGCAATAAACAGTTATACTGAGATCAGCCCGTCCGGGAACGGCATACACATCATTTGTAAAGGCGATAAACTACCAGACTGGAAGGCAGGTACAAACAAGCCGATCGGGGAGTTGTATTTTTCCGGGCGTTTTTTCACTGTGACCGGGGAGAAATACAAGGGATCGCCGGATGCCATAAACGATATTGATCCGGATGTCCTTAAACAAATATACCACCGCCTCAACCCTGAATCCACAACCCCTAAAAAAAACCCGTTTCAACTTGCCCGTGAAACGTCATGGATATCATCAGAGGAGATAAAAAATAAACTGATGAACGATCCCAAAGCGCGGGATTTATTTATGGGAAATTCGTCGGGATATAAATCTCATTCTGAGGCAGATGAGGCGCTTTGCTGCAAGATTGCGTTTTTTACAAAGAACCCTTCAGAAATTGATCAGATTTTCAGGTCTTCAGGATTATACCGCGAGGATAAATGGGATAAGCGGAAGGGATACGCAGAGCGCACTATTGAGATGGCTCTCTCTCTTGTGTCTGAACAATACTCCAAAAATTATATTTCGCCGGCATTTGCAAAAGAGATTCAGATCGGGGAAGAGCTTTTCCAGTCGTTAGCGGGGAGTAGCGCCCCGGATGAGATTAACGAAATGCCTAAAGTTTCAACGCCGCAAAATCTTTTAACCGTGCCAGGGATTTTGGGTAAGGTGGTTGATTATTATGAGGCAACAGCGCCAAAGTCTCAACCACAGTTTGGAGTGCAGACGGCTTTGGCGCTTGGCTCTGTGGTGCTTGGCAGGAGATGGGTCACGGACTGGAATAATTTTTCGTCTTTGTATTTTATCAATATTGGTCTATCGTCTGCAGGTAAAGAACACGCTGGGACTATAATCACAGAGATGTTAACACTTGCAGACAGAGCAGAAAGAATCGGCACGTCGAAATATTCATCGGGTAGTGCTGTATATTCTGAGCTTAGAGATTTCCCGACGCATATAGGAGTTATTGATGAGTTCGGAAAATTATTAGAGGGGACAAAAAAGGCCAATAATGCCTATGGCGCTGATGCTCTCTCTGTGATGATGCAGATGTGGGGGCGGTGCGGGGGTATTGCAAAGATCCCGGCTTTATCAACGCTTGGAGCAACACAGAAACAAAAGGAGGCGATGCAGGCGAACCGCACGATCTCACATCCGGCCCTGTCTATTATCGCGATGACCACACCGTCCACGTTTTACAATGCAATCACAATGGAGAATATAACATCCGGATTTATCCCGCGCTTTATTATTGTAGAGTCAGAGGTAGGGCGGCAAAAAACCCGGAAGAGGAAAGATATTGAGTTAGATCCTGAAGTCCTGCACTGGATATACAGATGCACCAGGGCGCATTCAGGGGAGGGAAATATGGCAGATTTTGAGGATGCGGAGCTGCCACCAGATCCGGTTGTCGTGCCGATTTCAGCGGGTGCGGAAAAATTGTTTTCTGAATTTGAAGACAGATTAATAAAACAGGAGAATGCTTTGGATATGTATAATATTGCGGAGGTGCTCGGCAGGACGAATGAGATCGCGATGCGTGTATCTCTAATTGTGGCAGTATCGTGCAACTCATTTGAGGTGCTTGAAGAGCACGCACAATGGGCTATTGAGTATGTGAACTACTATGCACAGCAGACGGTTGATAAGATCAAGTCACGTGTATCTAACAGCGACTTTGAGGCAATATGCAAACAGGTAATAGAGCACATCCGGCAGGGTAAGAATATGGGATCAACAGTGCAGGAGCTATCCCGCAAGTGTCCGCTATACGGGAAGTCTGATGATCGCGTCCGGGCCGGGGTGATCAAGGTAATTTGTGACGATTATGATCTGGTTAGCGTCTCTGCAAGCCTAAAAGGTAAGGGCGGGCGCAGCGCGGAGAGATACATTCTCCACGACTTTTTTAATGAGTCCGAATGGGCTATTTGAGTTTGTGTAGTTTTTTTGAGTTTCTGCAAAAAAAACTAAAAAAACTCAATCTCTTTAAAATGAGCAGCAATCTCCTAAATAACCATAATATACATATATAATAATATATATTATTATAGTATATTGAGTTATTTTAGTTATTTACTGTTTTACGGTTCTTGTTTTTATGTAGATAATTTGACCCAAAATAAAAACTAAAACTCAACAAACTCAAATTGTGTTTAATTTGTAAAAAAGAAGGCGCAAAGCGCTTGGTTTCTTCAAAATATCAAAAACAGAAACTAAAAAAACTCAAATAACTCATTTAGATATTAGAAACTATTATATACTTATAAGTCTAATACTATATTGTAACAAAGGAGATGAAGAAGAATGATAACTAAAGAAGATGTGAAAAATGCAAGAACTGCAGCAAAGAACGCAAAATCATTTGAAGAGTATGTTCAAAAAATGTGTGAATTAGAAGAAATAATAATCAAAGAAAGAGATCAGAATATACTCATGAATCTCAAATTATAATTTAATTAAGGAGAAAACAAAATGACAAGAAAAATAACATGCAGCTTTACGCTGACAGAAGAGATTATTGATTACATTGAGGCACACGCAGGTGTAGAGGGACGGAGTGCCCTTGTTAGGCAGATGTTGGTAGATTATATCCACTCAACAGAGATCAGGCAATATAGACACGCTGAAAGCGGTCTGGAAGTGATGGCTTTTAGGTGTATGTCTCATGATCATCCACATCTACAGTTTGGATGTTGGACCTTTTATGATGGGGAGGAGGTATTAGGGGTGCTCACGGATGAGGAATTTAAGGCACAGTATATGGAGGTGGAAGATGAATAAAACGTGTGCAACGTGCAGGCACTGGAGGCAGGATGATAAATACACAGGGGAGTGCCTGATAAAGAAGAATATGAGGCGCGGAAATGAGAACACTTGCAGGGCGTGGGAAAAATGGGAGGATGAGTAAAAATGGTAGCAGGATCAACGGCCTCCGCGAAGGACAAAGCGCGGATACATCAACAGGCGATAGCTAAGGATATTCAGGAAGCGTTTGACTTGTCACCTGTGGATGTTGTCAGCGTGCCAATGGGATCGCCCGGGATTGATATTATGCTTTCAGAGCATGCGCGATCTGTGTTTCCGTTTGGGATTGAAGCTAAACGCGTTGAAAAACTGAGTATTCCAAAATGGTGGAGACAGACAAAGATAAACGCAAAAAATGAGGGGCTTAAACCGATGCTGATCTTTAGGCAGAACTATGATGAGGAATTGGTAATTATGCGGTGGTCTGATTTTGTGGAGTTGGTGAAATTATGAGAAATTATAAAAAAGAAGCATATGATGAAGGATTGATAAATAAACAGTGTTTTAAATGCGAAGAGTGTTTTTTATCAGAGGATGAAGAGTATATAGTGTGTGGACAGACAGAAACATTTGTGGAACCTGAAGATGAAGAGTCTGTTTGCGCAACAGTAGGATCTTTATCAAAATGCCCTATTGGGAAATGGTGAGAACCTAAATTTGATAGAAAAACATAACTATTTTGGGCGCTTTATATACTGTTACTATGGTTCACCCGGGCGGAAGGCCGCGAAAGTTTACTAAAAAAAGGATTAAGGAGATATTAAATGAACTTGATAATTATATTGAAGAATCTCCTGTGCCTATATTGGCGCATTTTGCCTATAAAAACAATATTCCTCGTCATAGTCTTTATGATTATCCTGAGTTTTCTACACTTATAAAAAAGTGCATTGACAAAAAAGAGTCGGCGCTCGAATTAGGTATGCTTTCTGGAGAAATGCCACCCGCTGCGGCAATATTTAGCCTTAAACAATTGGGCTGGTCTGATAAACAGCAAACTGAAATATCAGGCAAGGACGGAGGCCCAATACGAATAACAACAGCAGAAGATTTAACAGATGACGAACTCGCAAATATCGCCGCAGGAAGCCGCAAATAAACTTATAGAGCGCAGGCGTGCGCGTGAATCGCTGCTTGATTTTACTCAATACACAAAACCGGATTATGATGCAAACTGGCATCATCAACTTTTATGTGATTATCTGGATAAATTTGTTTCAGGGGAAATAAAGCGCTTAATGGTATTTATGCCACCCCGGCATGGAAAATCTGAACTGGTATCCCGCCGCCTTCCGGCTTATATTTTTGGGAAGCGCCCCAATTGCTCTGTAATTGCGTGTTCGTATTCTGCTGATCTTGCGTCTTTGATGAATCGTGACGTTCAGCGCATTATTGACGACACTAAATATAAGGCGCTTTTTCCAGACACTACATTGAGCGGGGATAACGTCAGGAAAACAGCAAGGGGCGCATATCTGCGGAACTCTGATATTTTTGAGATTGTCGGGCACCGTGGGGCCTATAGATCGTCTGGGGTTGGTGGGGGTATTACCGGAATGGGTTGTGATGTTGGCATCATAGATGACCCGATAAAAAACCGAGAGGAAGCCGCATCGACCACATATCGGGAAAAAACATGGGAATGGTATACATCTACGTTTTATACTCGGCTTGAAAAGGACGCGCAGATATTGGTCACTTTAACCCGTTGGCACGAGGACGATTTAGGAGGCAGATTATTAAAGCAGTCTCAGGATGAGGACGCAGATAAATGGACTATTCTAAATCTACCTGCAATATGCGAAGAAAACCAGCACCCAAAAGATCCGCGCGCTATTGGTGACCCTCTTTGGGAAAATAAATACGATCTTGATCGCCTTGCAAAGATACGCGCGACCATTGGTCAATATGATTGGGCGTCACTCTATCAGCAGCGCCCCGCACCAAAAGAAGGCGGGCTTTGGAAATATGCCGATATTCATCAGTATAGATATTTGG